CTAAGAATCGGAAATGTAGTTATTGCAAGAAGAAAGTGCCTGCAGAAACCGCCGTAATAGGCGGACTGCGGGCTTTTTGTTCTTACGACCACCTCATAGCCTATGCGAAGTCAGATACCGGCAAGAAGGCCGTAAAACAGCAGCAGAAACGCGAGCTACGAACCAAGTCTGACTGGATGAAGTTGGCCCAGGTTGCGGTCAACGCCTGGGTACGGTTCAGGGACCGTGGGAAGCCCTGTGTCAGTTGTGGCAACTTACCACAGCAAAAGCTAGGCGGAACCATGGATGCTGGCCACTACAGGTCTCGTGGTGCCGCAGGTCATTTAAGGTTCAATACATGGAACATCCATGCCCAGTGCGTCAAGTGCAATCGTCACTTGTCAGGCAATGCCGTGGAGTTCAGAATAAACTTGATCCGCCGTATTGGTGAAGACAAAGTTCAACAGCTCGAAGCAGACTCTACGATCAGGAACTTCGATGTCGACTACCTGCAGCGGATCACCACGGTGTTTAAGCGCCGTCTGCGAATTGAGAAAAAGATTGCAGAAAAGAGTTGACAGTGTAAACGGAATATCTATAATCACAGTTATAGATTGTTTACGAGGTCAACGAAATGGAAAACATGATGCAAGAATTACTGGGTTGGATGGAAGCAGTGTACGGAGCTGCAGCCCATACAAACTGGTCAGGCGTATGTCGCGCAATGTCAGATATTTCTGACAACGAAGCGATGACTATTGTGTCTAACATGATTGACAACTTACACGCTCGTGCTGAGCTAATGGATTTAAGATGAGTTATGACCTTAATCGCATTAGAGACATTCAAGAAAAATTACAATGTGCTATCGAGTGCATTGAAAAATCTCGCACTGCTGGAGACCATGACACCATGGAAGCCTGCGAGTATCTGGCAGCTAGCTACAACAAAAAGCTGGCACAACTTGTTGAAAGAGGTAACGAAGATGAGAAACAAGAACATGCAAATGTATAGATTTTATATGCGTCAGAAGGCTGGGTATCCATACCCATGTGCTGACTTTGATAAGACCTGGTTTGGTGAGTCGTTGTCAGGCGCAGTAGCCCAGGCACGCAACCTTAACAAGGGTCGTATTGGCATGGAGATTTATAAGGTCGAAGAGCTTAGCTGCGGCGAGACAGAGTACCTGTAATGGGTTCTGGCGCTCATCGCTTTAAGGGTCGTATCGCCATCATAGATGATGTATATCTATCTGGCGTGGACTCTTATATCGAGTCAATGTACTGGGATGATACTGGCGAATATCTCACTAAAGCTGAGATGGACCAGTTCATCGAAGAGAACTCATCGTTTATCGGTGAAATGATCTACGAGTGGTGTAACTGATGCATATGACTGATATGGAATGGACGATATTGAGTCTTGTCCTTGAGAACCCTGACAAGGTGGCTGACATGCTGCCTGGTATGGATCTTGAAGAGATCGAGGCTCGATGTGAGATCTTGCTAGAGCTTCGTGAGTTCGACGAGCGAGACCCTAAGATGCGTAAGATCCTAGAGGCCTGCATCAATAACGGTGACTGGCACATAGCGATCCATAAGTCAGATATCGATTATGACGCTACGTTAGATATCGTAGACGCAGCTTGGTCGCTGCAAGATAGATTCGCAGCCCGCTTCCCTGTTGAGCCAGGTGAGTGGTTTGGGTATATCAATCAAGAGGTTGACGGATTGAATGTCTGTCACTAAGATGAACGTGTTCCGGATGGAGCTTGGCAGGCTCCTAAAGTGACCGGAACGTAGATAGTAAGGGAAAACCGTACCGTCCACATCCGGACACATTCGGTCTCTAATGTAGTGCAAACTCTTGCCTGCGTCAATACTTCTCTCTATCTCAATGCCAAGCTACGGCTTTAATAGTTCAGTCGCATCGTGCTGGCCCGTAGACAAAGCGAGATTTTTGCGCCGACCTTTGAGGGCGGGACAAACAGCGTATCAGGCTACCGTTAATACGGGGTGTGGTGTTACGAGCCACGGCACATGCCGCCAAAAGTCGTTGCTGATTACTGGCGCAAAATTGGGAAATTCAAACTGTCATCTGGGGGGTAGCCTAATAGCCCTCTAAATGACCACTATTGTCTGGAGATGAGATGAGTATAAGTTTAAGGCCGCATCAAGAACGTGCCATTGAAATGTTAAGAGGTTCACTGAGGAAAGGTAACAAGCGCATTGTACTGGCTGCACCTTGCTCATTCGGTAAGACCCGAGTCGCTGCGTTTATCCTGGCCGAAGCTGCTAAGCGTGGTAAGAAGGCTGTGTTTATCTGCGATCGCATCAAGCTGGTCCAGCAGGCGCTCGACTCATTCGACGAGTTCAATCTAAACGTGGGTGTTATCCAGGGTGATCACTGGCGTTGGAATCCAGCTGCAGACATTCAGATCTGTTCTATCCAGACCCTGGCACGTCGCCATGAAAAGCTGCCATTTGATATCGCTGTTGTTGATGAATGCCACACACACTACGAGACCCTGTCTGATTACATGACATCGTATAACGCTATACCGTTTATCGGCCTGTCAGCGACACCATTCAGTAAAGGCCTGGGCAAGTGGTACACCGACCTTGTTGTACCTAGCACACCAATCGAACTACTCGATGAGAACTACCTGACACCGGTACGCTACTGGGGTGGCAAGAAGGCTAATGTTAAGGGCCTGAAGCGTCGTGCGTTAAAGACCGGTGGCACCGACTACGATCCAACTTACCTAGGCAAGCGTCTGACTAACGATAAAGAATTAACTGGTGACATCATAAAAAATTGGAAGTTGCATGGTGAGGACTCGCAGACCATTATGTTCTGCCCGACAATCGCACACAGCAAACACATGGTTGATCAGTTCAATGCAGCAGGTATCTCAGCAGAACATATCGACGGCTACATGCCTGATCACGAACGCCAGGCCTTGTTCGAGGCTCATGATCTAGGTGAGTTCAAGATCCTATCTTGCTCGAAGCTACTTAACACTGGCTATGACGCGCCAAAGGTTCGCTGTTTGATCGACGCATACCCTACACGCTCACTGATTCAACACGTCCAGCGTGCCGGCCGCATCATGCGCTTGGCTGAGGGTAAGAACTACGCGATATACCTAGACCATGCCGGCAACATCTCTAACCTTGGTATGCCTGAGTACATCATCCCTGAGTCACTTGATGACGGTGAGGATAAGTTCAACGAGCAGAAGCAGACCAAGAAAGAAAAGAAAGAGGCCAAGCCACGCGAATGCCCGCAGTGCTACTCGATCTTCACGGGCCTGCGCTGCAGCTGTGGTTACGAGATCCCTCGCGAAGTTCAGATGGAATCAGACGACTCTATCCTTGAAGAGCTAAAGTATAAAAAGAAAGAGAACCGTGATGTATCACCAGAGGCTAAGTCTCGATTCTACGGTGACCTGGTCCAGATTGGCCGCGAGAAAGGATACAAGCTCGGCTGGGCTATGAATAAATACCGAGAGCGCTTTGGTGTATGGCCAAACAAGATCAACCCTGTAGAGGCTGAGAAGCCACACCAGGACACACTCAACTGGATAACACACTCACGAATCAAGTGGGCGCGGAGCAAGAAGAATGGTTGAAGAGCTGTTAGCCAAGCTAGACAAGGTCAAATCTACCGGCAATCGCAAGTGGACGGCTTGCTGTCCGGTACACGGTGATAAGAACCCGTCCATGAGCATTAAAGAGGAACGAGATGGAAAAGTACTTTGTTATTGCTTTGCGTGTGGCGCAAAAGGCGTGGATGTTGTTGGAGCTGTTGGCCTTCCGGTTGCCGTATTGTTTGGCGAGGAAAGTGAACTACCTGATCGGAGTGCCTGGCGCAAACAGAAGCTGCTGGAAGAGAAAGCGTCCGACGAACTATTCTTACGGATCTACTCTTCTTGGCAAGAGGCCGGCAAACGCATCCCGTGGGCAGACCAGAAGCGATACAAGATAGCTATCAATCGCCTGGCATCGATAGAAAATAAATTAGCAGAAATTGCATAAATAAGTGTTGACGCTGTCAGTATGTGGTGTATAGTTAACCCATCGAAACAATAAATAGATGAGGAAAACACAATGTTGAAATTCGAAACTACTGCAAACATCGGCGACACCATCAAAGCTTTTGATTTTGAGCCACGCAAAGATGCACCAGGCTCTTACTTGGTCGGTGAAGTAGTTGATCGCGTAATCAACGGCGGCGCTAAAATGTACGAAGTAATGGTTACTGAATCTACTAACGAAATGCGCATTGGCACTTTGATGTATGTTCCTTACGAAACCTTCATGGATTTTGACAACCGCGTAACTAAAGTAGCTTAATTATCACGGGGCCTCGGCCCCACATAGAGGTCACAACTATGAAACGCAATCTACGTCACGCATTCAACGCCATGAAAAAGATCGGCGCACCTGTTTACGATCACGACGAGCAGGACTACTACGTCTTGTCAGCTGAAGAGAACTACGACGACATGTGGGCTGATTACCACGAAGGCTATCGCTTCTTCAATAACCGTCATGAAGTCAATGATAAGTTGGCCGCTATCCTTGATAATCACAAGTGTTGGTGTGAATGGCAGAACGCCGGCTGCTTGCATGTTTACAGTGAGTGGAGTGCGTAATGAAATTCTTTGATGCTCGCCTGATTATGGCTGTTTACTCAAACTTTGTTTACTTCCGCATGACTGGCCGCAGCCATGCACCTTACACAATTCTTTCTTAAGGGGTCACAACCATGAAAAAGATTAACCTAGACGACTTTTCTCGCGACATGACTTTTGGCGGCTACGAGCGCTTAAAGTCAGACATGGCTTATCTTGTACGTCGCTACAGACAGATGGAAAAGTACAGTTCAGAAGAGTTACAATACTTCCATCGCATATTCGATATTTGGACTGAGCATTACGCTCTCGACTCAGACGAGGTCACAAACGATGAGTAATCACTACGACGACGAACGTTCTGAGAACGCTTGGAATAGCTATATCGACTCAAGTGAGTACGATGCTGACTTGCGTGATCTAGCGATCCACCGCCTTACCTACGAAGATAACTTTGCTGATGACGTAATGTCTGACGCTATCTGCGACCTGAAGAAAGAAGATCACGATATGGCTATCGTAGATCCTTGCGAGTTCGGTCGTATCCTATCTGCAATCTATCTCCATAAAGCTATGGAGTGGTCTGAAGACATGCTGGCCAACAACTGGTCTGAGCTGTACTTCGAGGGTGCCTTCGACCACGGTTGCTAACCAAATCAGATGTCCTCTGATACCTCACCGCGCTCCTAAGCGGATTTAACCCCGGCCTGGTTGTTTAGCAGTTACCAGTAACCGGGGTTCTTTTTGCTTGCTTACATTAGAATTTTCTAATATACTGTATGTATCTACAACGTATACACAAGAGGATATATACACATGAAAAACGTAATCGCTATCGCAGCAATCTTGGCATCAACTCAGTCATTCGCATTCATCGATGACGCTTCAAGCGCTGCCAACCACAACGGCTCTGTTGAGTCTAAATCTACTGCTAATGCTACTGGCCGTGGCGTCGCTACTTTCGGCATGAACTTCTCAGCTTCAGCTAACACCACTGGCGACTTCGATCACAACGGTATGATGCAGGACATCTTCGGTGGTAACACTGAATCACGTCCTTACTACTACAACGTCAAGTAATGTAGTAAACTAGGGGCTATCATTACGTTTGGACGCTAACAATGGCACAAGCAGATAGCCCCAAAATGGGCAGACCAACAAAACTTACTGAAGAGATCATCAAGCAGGCTGAGAACTACATTGCTGGCGACTGGATGACGCTAGGTCATGTAATGCCATCAGCTGTAGGATTAGCCAAAGTTATAGGCGTATCAAAGAAGACTATCTATAACTGGGCTGACAATAATGATGACTTTTTACACATATTAGCGGAACTCAATACTGAGCAAGAGTTCACGCTGCTGAATAACGGCTTAACAGGTGAGTTCAACACCGCTATCACTAAGCTGGTGCTAACTAAGCACGACTACTCAGATAAGGTCGCACAAGACGTTACAAGCTCAGACGGCTCTATGAAGCCTACTGTCATCGAGTTGGTTGGGGTCACCAATGAAAGCTCAGCTGAAGATACCGAATAAGCTCGTCCCTGTATTCGAGGGTAAGACACGTTACCGTGGCGCCTATGGTGGCCGTGGATCAGGCAAGACGCGCACGTTTGCGCTAATGACTGCAGTTCGTGGCTACCAGTGGGGGATGGAAGGTAAGACTGGCCAGATCCTGTGTGGTCGTGAGTTTATGAACTCTCTGGACGATTCGTCGCTCGAAGAGATCAAGGCTGCGATCAGCGAGGTTAAATGGCTGGCTGACTACTACGAAGTGGGGGAGAAGTATATTCGTAGTAAGGATGGGCGCATCTCGTATGTGTTCGCAGGCTTACGTCGCAACCTGGACTCAATCAAGTCTAAGGCCCGTATCTTGCTGGCCTGGGTCGATGAGGCCGAGACAGTATCTGACACCGCCTGGTCCAAGCTAATACCTACGGTGCGTGAGCATGAGTCTGAGATCTGGGTGACCTGGAACCCTGAGTCAAAAGAGTCAGCCACTCATAAGCGATTCCGCCAGGACCCGCCTGAAACCGCCAAGATCGTCGAGATGAACTACATGGACAACCCATGGTTCCCTGACGTTCTGAATCAAGAGCGCCTGCTAGACCAAGAGAAGCGACCTGAAGCATATGATCACATCTGGCTGGGTGACTATCTAACGCATAACGAGGGTGCTTACTATGCGATTGAGATGCGAGATGCTAAGTCTTCTGGCCGTATTGGCTTTGTGCCTTATGAGCCTAGTTTGGGTGTTATTACAAGTTGGGACCTTGGTATTGGAGACTCAACGTCCATCTGGTTCTTCCAAGTCACCGGCGCAGAGATACGCGTCATTGACTACTACGAAAACAACGGTGTTGGACTCGATCATTACGCACGAGTACTGCAGGAAAAGGGATACATCTATTCCGAACACATACTGCCGCACGACGTACAGGTTAAAGAACTAGGCTCTGGTAAAAGCCGGATAGAGACGCTCGATAACCTTGGCATACGTCCTATCACCATTGCACCAAAGCTCGGCGTAGATGACGGCATACAGGCCTCACGATCGATCATTCCACGGTGTTGGTTTGATGCTGAGAAGGTAGAGCGTGGTATCGATTGCTTACGTCAGTATCACCGTGAGTACAACGAGAACAACAAATCTTGGAATGGTCGGCCTAAGCACGACTGGGCATCACACGGTGCAGACGCATTCAGATACTTTGCTGTGGGCTACTCACCTATCTCTAACTCGTGGGCTGAACCTATTAGACGTGGCATGAAAGGGGTGGCATAATTCCAGTAATTATTATTTGGAATAAGCCATGGCACGTTTCGATTCTCTCTGGGAGCTTATAGCAGGTGGTGCTAAACAAGCGCCAGTTGACCCAGTTACAGGTACAGTCTCTAAGCTAGACGAAGCTGTGATGAATATGCGTCAGAACAAGATGCAGGCTAATCAGATCGAGAATGCTCTGATGGGTATGGGAGCAGGCGTTAAACGTGCTGAGATGCAAGATACCGGCTTACTTAACTGGCTTGATGAACAAGGTGGCTCTGTAACGCAACGCGACATAGCTGAGTACCTGGACCAGGCTCGTGAGCCTATTGGCGTGACTCGCTACCAGACAGAGACATATCCACCTCTTGAGTCATTACCACCGCTACAGCACGCTTTCCAAAGAGATCCTGAAGCAGCTGCCCGTCTATCTACTTCTCATGGGTTAGGCACAAAGGGTGATCTTAAAAGCGATGACCCTGCAGTATTTGAGCCTGCCGCACAAGATTATCGTGACTGGGTTGTAAGTCGTGGTGGTGCGCCATCTCGCGCTAATTACATACTTGAAAAGTATCGCAATGCCGGCATGGTGATGAATGATTTGCCTGATGAAGCATGGGGTAGCGGTCAATTCTCAATACTAGACTTTGCAAAAAATCGTGGATATCACCAGATGGCGTTTGAAAAACCGCCTATGGAGTTAGACTTTACTGATCCTACTAGCGGCAGACGTTATCAGGTAGAACCTACTCACGATCGCTCAGTGTATAGAACCTATGAGCATACTGGTAACGAAAGAAAGCGATTAGCTATTCCTGATGAGTCATTTGATCCTGACGGTAATCCATTGCCAATGTATGGCACTACTAGAACACCAACAACTATTGATGAAGCTCTTCAGGCTATTAATCAGCGCCGAATTGAAGGCTCAGATACTACTAAGCATGCTGGCGTTACTGATCCCGGTCTTGATCTAAGCACTTACAAAGAAGATGTGATCACTCTTCCAGCTCGTGGCAAAGAGCCTGGAATATCCTACGAGCATGAGAGTCATTGGCCAGGCGTTGAGAATCCAATGATTCATTTGCGAAGCTCACACCGTGAGTTAGATGACGGTGGCTTTGCAGTACACGTTGAAGAGTTGCAGTCTGACTGGCACCAAGAAGCAGGCAAGCTCGGCACTTATTATTCGCCTGAGATCAGGGATACTGCGATCGACGCATCAGAGAAAGCCAACAGAGCGCTAACTGACTTGGCCCCAAAAGGTAACTTTGAAACAGACACCATGGATATGGTTGATGGCTTTGACTCTCGTGTGTTCTATCATTCACCAGATGGTAGGAAGTATCAGGTTGCAGAAGTTGTAATTGATAGCGAAGGCGACAAGACATTTAACGTGATGGATAATGGTGTCAAAGCGGCATTCCCTGGCGGCGCTCCAGATAACCTAGAGGACTTGCTAGAAGCAGCTGCAGATAAACAAATAGCTGTTCGTAATGTAGGTTTAGCTCCAGCTGAAGCGCCAATGCAGAAAGGTGAGTGGCAGAAGTTCGGCATCAAGCAGGCTATCAAGCGTGCTATCGATGAAGGTGCTAGTGGCATCACATTGCCTAGCGGCGAAGACATGATCCGTAAAGAAAACGTCATGGGTGATTCAAGAATAGAGAATGGTCTTCGTAGAAACTACGATCAGAAGCTACCGTCTATCCTGAAGGATATCGGTAAGCAGTACGGCGTTAAGCCCGAGATGCGTAAGATGTACTACGGTGATAAAGAGGTAGAGCGTTTATACTTACCATTGACCGACGAGATGATCGAGAAGATCAAAACCGAAGGTATGAAGAAGTACGGCAAGACAGAACAGCCACAAGGTATCCTTGGCGCAATAGGTGATATGTATGCCTAACCCAATTAAGAAGAAAGCGGTTAAATGGATCGATGATCTAACCGGCGCATGGGATGACGTGCCTGAAGGTTATGTACGCCTAGAGAACGGTGATCTATTTAAGCTATCTAACTCTGGCGATACTCAGGTGGCCACAACTGTTGGCACATACCGTAAAGCCGCTGAGATGCTAGATCGTCTAGGCTCAGGTGATAAGCGTATCGATTACGGCGCAGGCAAAGGCTTGGGCACTGACATCATCAAGGCTAAGTCTTACGAGCCATTCCCTGAAGAAGGTTTTACTCCAGACTACACAAAACCACCTAACGAGCTATTTGACGCTGTTGTTAACCTCAACGTACTAAACGTGCTGCCGCCACAGATTCGTGACCAGGTGGCCAAAGAGCTGCTAGATCGTGTTCGCATGGGTGGTGACGCCCTGGTAGGCGCTCGTAGCTACTCTGACGTAATGAACGCTAAGAACCCTAAGATGGTTGGCGATGGCGGCATCGTTACCAGTAAAGGCACATATCAATATGGCTTTGGCGGTAAGAACGAAGGCCTGATCGACTACATGAACCGCATGGCTGAAGACATGGGTGAAGGTAAGCGCTTCGAGATGGAAAAGGCTCCACTGGCGGCAACAGGCGCTAAGATCAAGCGCGTCCCTAAGAAGAAGAAAAAGAAATGAGCGCAGTCGTCGATGAAGTCGTCAAACTTATCAAGTTAGGCTTACTAAAGCCTGATGCAGCTGCAAAGCCCAGGGCTATCAAGAACGCTCAAGAAGAGTACAAAAACCTGATAAAGAAGAAGCACTATCGTGAGATGGTTGCTAAAGCTGCAGAGGATGACTTCGGTAGTCTCTATGTACCAGAAAACGTACAGCACCAGATCGTAAAGCCAGAAGACTTCGCTGGCCACGCATTGGTTAACTACAAGACCGATCGCAGTGACTTGGGTGTTGTTGATCGATTCCTTGGTACTCAGATGGGCACTAAGGTTCAATCAGGCACTAAGTTCACGCCAAAGCACGCTGATGAGCTGCTTGGTTGGGCGTCTATGGGATCCGATACCGGAATGTCTGGTATCGCCAACAAGGCGCATCGCAAAGCCATAGCTACTGAGAACCTGACTGATATGCCATCGGCTGCAAGCAGTGTTCTTATGGGTGAAGAGTCATCACGATTCAGTGTACCAGTAGCTGAGATGATGCTTAAGCTCGTTAAAGACAACATGCCATCTAAGCAGGCCGTTAAAGCATTTGATGATGAGATGCGTAAAACTGATAAGAAATGGGTTGGCCTGGAATCAGATGAAGCGCTAGAGCAGCTGAAAGGATTGGGCGATCACACCATGAAAGGCGCAGGCGCTCACCGTAAGCGATTCCTTCAGGTGCTAGAGAAGCCTGAGTTCCGCAAGATGGGCTTCCCGCAGCCAAACACCGCATTGCCAGTTATTGATAACCCTGAGTACGCAGGATTACCTATTGGCACTCAAGGCTTGAATATGTGGCTGCCTGACACAGCTCGTCGGGTAGAGAATAAAACCGGACTGCACGAGTCATACTCTCACATTCTGCCAAGGCTTGAAGGCACAATGGGCCGCTACGAGGTTCCTGTTAGCTTTGCAGCACAGAACCCTGCAGTTATGCGTGCATTAGGCGACGCTTACACGACTCCAAAGTGGAGCGAAAAGACACTCAAGCTGACTAAGCCACGACCATTCACTTATGGTGAGTTAATGACCGCCAACATGGATAGATCAGCCGGCGCTACTGGCACTATCCAAAAGATTGATCAAGAGTCTATCGACTCAGTAAATAAGGCTATCGAGTACAACAAAGCATTGATCGCTAAGTACGGCTCTCTGCCTGCAGCTTTGGCGGCCGGCGAGGTTATGGCTGACGAGAAGCCTGACGAGGCTAAGTACAACCCATTTGCCAGCCTGGTCCGCAAGTACGGCTTTACTCAAGCTCAGGAGATGATCAATGACATCAAGTCTCAGATCGATCGTAAACAGCAGATCAAAGACGACGCAGCCAAGATGGCTAGCTGGGAGCGCGAATCTCATCGTGCGCCACGCAGCGACACACTGATCGACATTGGTAACTTCATTAAGGCAGACGAAGGCAACATTGGCTTGCTAGATGCTATGGGCACAACGCTAGAGAAGATTGGCCAAGGTATGGAGCTAGATTGGCAAGATTACGTCGTTCCAGCGCTTGAAGTCGCTGCAATCCCGCTAATGAAGCCAAGTATCAGCTCTCTACGCTCTATAGGTACTAAGGCTCAGCCATTCAGACACGTTGTTGACGACGCTGTTATGTACGATCGCTATGGCAATCGCTTAGGTGCTAAAGGCTTCCAAAAAGGCGTTAGTGGATGGGAGTTAGGTAGCTCTGCTGCTGACGTTGGATTAAATACAGCTATGGCAGGCGCTACGCTTGAAGAAATATTGCGGAAGTTGGCAGAACAATGACACCAATAGAAATGCAAGGTATCCTAGATGCCATCCGAGCCATGAACGAAGGTCAGTACGTTGCCCGTGGTGAATACGTCACTGAGACACCACGCATGAGCAAGGTAAACCCAACACGACAGGCTTATGACTACGAGGTTGAAGGTTTGCCTGAGAGTAAGTTCATGCTCTACGACTATTCCGAGCCTAAGCCATACGAGCATAAGTTCGACGAAAATGAGATGATGCAGATACTTGAGGCTTTCAGCAAAGGCAAAGTATATCGACCAATGCAAGCAGAACCCGGTACTGAAGAGTATAATTCCGAGGTAAAGCGCAAGTACCCAGTATTCTTTAGAGACTGATTATGGCCATTACTAACTATACAAACCTGCAGAAAAC